TAAACCTCCGCAAGCTCGACCGCACAGGCGGGCATGCTCGCCAGGGCCAGCGTGGCCTCGTTGGCGGTGCCGATCAGGGTGGCCTTGCTCACGGTGCCGGGGCTGGTCAGGTAGATCGGGATCAGGGCCAGGGCGCCGAGTGCTTGGGTGTAGGCGTTGAAGTAGTTGGTCTTCATGCTGCGGCGTCCTTGTTCGTGATGGTGATGCCCAGTTTCTTTGCCAGCCACGGCACACCTGCCTCGGTGACCATGACGACGGCGTAGTGCTTGTAGCGGCCGGTTTTGCCGATCTGCACGCTGCGCGGATCTGAAAACAGGTGGCCCTGGTCGCGGTGGTGGCTGGCCAGGTCGCCATCCTTGGAAAGAATGCGCAGCTCGCGGAGTTGTGCGCGTAAGGCCCGGGGCTTGATCCCGAGCACTGCCGCTGTTTCGTCCAGGGTGCGGTTCATGGTGGCTACCTCAGGCTGCGGTCTGGTCCAGGGAGCGACGCCGGATGACTACAACGCAGTTGTCTATCAGGCACCGCAGATGCTCTCGGTTCCGGGTGTTGAGAACGGTCAGGTCGGGCTGCTTGATGTGAATGCCGGCTTCGCTGACATGCGGGTTCACTTTCGCCGCGTCAGGTCGCTCGATGTGGATGATGGTGCCGCCGCGCTGGCGGATAAATTCGGCTTCGTTTTCGAAGCGCACGTCGCTGACGACGAAGCCGACCACGCTCGACAGCGAGTTTTGTAGGTAGTTGAGGTTCTGCTCTGCGATCCTCACCCACACGTCTGGGTGCACCATCTGGCGCGCCCACTCTGTGCCCATCGACTGCATCAGTTCACGCGGGGACCGGCCAAGCCAGGCCAGGGTCTGCTCTTTGCGCTCGCCTTCGAAGTCGTCCGGGTCGAGGTTGAAGATCTCCATGAGCCCAGAGCGCAGCGGGTCGGCGAAGGCGTAGTGCTCCAGCAGGTGGTTGCGTACCAGGTGGTCAGCGGCGGTGGATTTTCCCGAGCGAGCCGGGCCGGCAAGGCCAATCAGCAATGGTTTCATGCTGCGTCACCCCCGAACGGGCCGAGGTCTACCGGTTTGGCGGCGGCGGTGCGGCGGGTGGTGGCGATCACCAGCAGGCCGGTCTGGCGCTGGATCTTGTCGATGGCTTCCGGGCTGGTGCAGGCTGCGGGGTGTAGGTACACCGGGCAGCGGGTAGGGCTGTGCTGTGTAGTCGTTTGCATGATTCACACTCGTGGTGAGAGATTTACAGGCAAACGTTACGCTTTAATTTGTAATCAGGTCAACAGTAATTCTTGTAATTACTATTTCTGGGGTGCAAAAAAACCCGCAACAATGCGGGTTTTTCACTGGCTTTCTAGTTATCTCAGAACGGAATACCAGAAGATTCGACCAATAATTTCTATGTTTTCCTGGCGAATATCCTCGGCTGAGTACTCTTCATCGGGGTGCTCATCCCTATTAAAGCTACGCATCCGCAGCCCACCTCGCGGGAGGCGGTACAACACTTTTACTCTGAGCTGGCCATCGTGGTTGATCGCAAAGAGATCACCGTCTCTCACTTCAGTTCGACCTCGGTCAACGCCAGCCCTTCCACCGTCAGGGATGACGGGTTCCATGCTATTGCCCGATACCGTTATACATACGATGTTCGCCACATCGATGCCCATGGAGAGCAAGGTGCTTTTGCTAAAGCCCAGCTTTACCTTGCCTTGCTCTACTACCGACATTTGTCCGGATTTGTTGGACAGTGCTATTTCCTTGAGCATGGGTACCTCTACTTCGTCTCCAAGTGGAGGTTCGTCGCCCCATAGCACTATTGGCTCATCAATGAATTTTGCAGTTGCAAGGTCAGCTTTTTTCGCTTGGTCGTTGGGTGAGTAGTCCCACTCTTCGTCAAGTATCTCGATAGGTAAATCTAAAGCTTTCGCTATCGCCGGTGCATATCTGGTGTTTTGCGATCTTCCCTTTTCGAACGCTGCATATACCTGCTGTGTCAGCCTCTTCTCTGGGCCTAGCAGGGTGGTCACGCGACTGGCTATGTCCTCTTGGGTGAGGTCCAGTTCTTCACGGCGCGCCTTAAACAGGGCGGCTAAGCGGCTTGGTACGGGGATAGATTCTGTCATTTCGCGAGGCTACAAAGGCTTTTGTATTTTATCAAACGCTAAAAAGCGTTGAGGCAATACAAATATTGTTGTAATTTGCCTCGGTACCTTCCGTCCCGAGGTTGTTATGAGTATTTCCGAATCCATGCGATTGGCCCTTGCGAAGGCTATCGACCTAGCCGGTGGTCAAACCGCTTTCGCGGTACTGGTTTCAACTGACGAGCGGCCGGTATCGCAGCAGCTGGTTTCCTACTGGTTTAGAAAGGGCGAACTGCCCGCTGAGCTGGTGCTTCGTGTCGAGAAATTGACCGGGGTGCGGCGTGAAGACCTGCGGCCAGATGTTTTTTTGCTGCCGGTGGACCTGCAGGCGGCTTGAAAGGGTGCCGAGCTGGGGCCTCTCACCACAAGAATCCCCCAGCCCGGCTACGACGATACACAGCACATGCACATCGGTCGTGGTCGTAGGATAGGGCGTGCCCGTTTCTATGGCTAGACCGTAAAAGAGGTATTTACGGTTATGAGTCGCGTAGCAAAACCGAAGGCCGTCGAGCCAATACTCCCATTGCGTAAGGCGCTCTATCGCGCCGGCCATAACTACCCGGGCGGTGTCACTGCGCTGGCGCTGGATATGGTCATGGATTACGACACCCTGCAGAAGAAGCTAAAGCACGATTTCGAGCATCGCTGGCTGGACCCAGACGAGCTGGAAGAGGTTATCCGGCTGACGGAAAGTCCGGTATTGCTCGATGCGTTGATGCGCCCTGCGGGGATGGTCTGGTACAAGCCAGAGCCAGCAGCTCCAACGCAACAGGCCTTACAGGCGGTCAGTCGGCTGCTGCATGAAACGGGCATGTTCGTGTCCAGCATGCACCACGGTGCCGCAGACAACATCTGGGAGCCTCACGAAGTGGAGGACCTGGAAAAGCATGGTGCGGACGTGATCCGCGCTGTCCTGGGAATCATGGCCGGAGCCCGCGCCGCGATGGAGGAACACCTCCATGGCTGATGATATCGACATTGCGAACGACCTGGCCGAGCGTTTTCGGCAAGCAGCTTTGGCGCGTCACCGGCCTTTGGAGACTGGTGCCCCCAGCGCGGAATTTTGTGAAGACTGTGACGAACCTATACCGCCTCTTCGCCGGCAGGCGGCGCCCGGGTGCCAGACCTGCGTCCCTTGCAAGGAGTTGAGGGAGCGGCGCAGATGATTGAGCAGACCAACGCGCCCACGGCTGAGTGGGCGCGGCGCTATGTCGACGAGTTCGCTCTAGCCCTGGTTCCCATCGATCCAGGGGAGAAGGCCCCCAAGGGAATGGGCTGGAACAAGCTCGGCGGTTACCTCACTGATGCCGACGCGGCGGCGGGCTTCTGGCAACAACACCCCGCGCACAACCTGGGTGTTGTACTCGGCCCGAGCCGGGTTTGCTCGCTTGATGTCGATGATGTCCAGTGGACCCGCCACGTACTTTACGAACTGCACGGCATCGACCTGGATGCCATGGCGCTGGTGTTCCCGACGGTGGTCGGCAACCCGGCGCGCTTCCGTGTGATGTTCCGGGTTCCGGATGATCTGGAACTGACCCGCCATTCTTTATCCTGGCCGAATGAGAATGACCCAGATGGATCGATCTACAAGCGGCTGACGGCTCAGGCCAAGGCCGCAAAGGCAGCTGGTGACCTGGCAGGGGAGGCGGCAGCCAAGGCCGAGGCGCAACAGTTCCAGCGCTTCACGGTGCTGGAGCTGCGCGCCGGCCTGGTGCAGGACGTGTTGCCCCCGTCGATTCATCCCGGCACGGGTAAGCCTTATTACTGGCGGAATGCGCCCAATGCGGCCGAAGGGCTGCCGGTGCTGCCGGGTGAGCTGCTTTCGATCTGGAACAACTGGGACATCTTCAAGCGGGATGCCGAGGCGGCCTGCCCGTGGGCGCCGAAGCCCAAGAAGGACCCGGGCAAAGCGCTCAAGCGCCCGGCGCCCAAAGGCGACAAGCCGTCGGTGATTGATGAATTCAACCGCTGTCACGACGTCGAGGAGTTGCTGCGGGCCCATGGCTACATCAAGCGGGGCAGTAAATGGCTGTATGCGCAAAGCAGCACTGGCATGCCCGGTATCACGGTCAAGGAGCGCAAGGTTTACTCGCACCATGGCGCCGATCCGCTGGCCAACGGTCACCAGAATGATGCTTTTGAGGTGTATTGCCTGCTGGAACACAACGGCGATCAATCCAGGGCCGTGAAAGAGGCGGCGCGCATGCTCGGCATGCAGCATTCGTCGCGGCCAGATCCTCGGGACCTTCCCCCGCCCCCTTCTGATGACCTGAGCGGGCCGAGCCTGGGCGGCGCCATCCAGGCCAGCGAGGCCGCTCCGGCTCCTATGGGGGGCGCGGGGGAGGCGTTGACGGTTGACCAAGTGCTGCGGCGATTTGCCCTGATCGAGGGCACCACGCATGTGTGGGACTGTGATCAAGCGCGGGCGATGAAGAAGTCGGCATTTGAGGCGCGGGTGAGCAAGCCCATTGCCAAGGAGTGGCTGGACAACACCGCCAAGAGGCTTATCTCCGCCGATCATGTCAGCGACATCGAGCAGGCGCGGCGCATGGCCGGTAAGAAGGGTGATGCCTTCGGCATGTCGCCGACTGACCGCTATGTGTATATCGACGGGACCAAGGACGTCTGGGACCGGGAGAAGAAACGGCGCATTGCCGAGGGCGCGGTAAAGATGGCCCTCGGCGATACTTACCCGCTCTGGCTGAACAGCAGTGAGCGGCGCACGGTGGACGTTGAGCACATCGTGTTCGACCCGACCA